CCACAAGATGCGGTGAAAGTAGTTGAAGTTGTAGCGGAGATTCTACCTTTTCTTGAAATTGTTCCGTCAGGTAAGAAGGCTTGGATAACTTCACCTACTCTAAAAGTATGGTCAGCTAATGTAAATACATCTGCTGTACGCGCTACTCCTGTGGCAAGTTGAGTTAATCTATCTTCTTCCGTCCAAGTGATAACATCACTTGCATAAGGAATTTTACGTCCTGTTTTTTCGAAGAAACCGTCAATCATTTGAGTCCCGTATCGTCTGTTTAGAGTTTTGTCTAAATCAGGCAATTGGTGGTCAAAATAATCCAAGTCGGTCAAATCTAAATAATTCGCTGCTGTAGGTACTTTAGTCGCACTTGGTACGTACCTTACTGCTGGTGTTCCTGCTATTGCTCCCATTTTTTGGTGTTTGTTTTAAAAATTAGTAATTGTTTTAAAACAAGAAATTTTAGTTTTCCTTCGTAAACGAAACTCCAGATGTGCCAATACTCGGTATAGCTCTAATATTATCCGGTTGAATATTTTTCGAAACCTTATCTTGGACTTCAAGCTCTTTTGCTCGTCCTCTTTGATAGGCTTTATTCAGTTCGGTTTTATAGTTTTGTGCCATATAGATAGCTTCGTGATATTCTTTAATATCTCGAATTTCCCCTGTCGTTTTGTCTAAGAACTTGCTAAAAAGATTGGTGGAATCAAGCTGAAACTCTTTTACTTCGTTAAGATTGTCCGGTTTAATGGTGAAATCTTCGAACCCTGTTTCTTTGTCTCCCAATTGAACTTTGAACCCTTCAAAATTGTTGGTAAATAAAGATTCGGTTCTTGAAATGAACTTGTCTCTTGTCGCTTTGTTTGTCGCATCAAACTCTTCTTCTTGCTTTTGTTGATTGTCAATCGCTTTCTTTGCTTCTCGATACTCAATCGGAATATGCTCGTCAGACCCTCCAACGGCATTAAATTCTTCTTTTCGTTTGTCGAAAAACGCATCGGCTTTCTTCAAATCGGTTTTAATATTTATCTTTCTGTCAAGGATTTCGTCTTCGTCGTCCTCTTCGTCAAGGTTTTCCATCCCGTATTGTTTCTCATACAGTCTGTTGGCTTCTTTGTCGGTTAAATCGGGATTCGAAAGTTTGATGTAGCTTCTTAATCGGCTTTCTTCACTTTCGGCACTCCAATCCTTCTGCGTTTCCAAGAAGTCGTTGTAATTTGTGTTTCCTGTTTTTTCAATGAACTCGTTGAATTTCTCCATTGCAGGAGCGTATTTTTTTTGCTCTTTTGGAGTCAATGAATCCTGAAACTCCTCAACAGTCATTCCTTTGGATTCTGCCAAATATTTTATGGCTAAATCCGCGTCAAGCTCTACTGCTTCATATTCTTCTTCTACTTCGGTTTCTTGCTCTTGAACTTGCTCTACAACTTCTTCCTGTGCGGGAATTTCTGTTTCGGCATCGGGAATAATGACATTGTCTTCTTCAGTAACAGGTGCGAATGATATTGTAGGCTCCTGATTTTCTACCGCAACTACTTCCGCTTCGGGAATTATATTCTCGTCTTGTGGCATAATATTTTGATTTGATTTGATTTATTAGTACAAAAGTAAAACTTATACAAGTACAAACGTTTGTTGTCGTTTATTTTATTTATATTTGCCTTGTCAATACACAAAGTGTAAAGGACGTGGTTAACCGCAGATCCGAAAATGCGGATGGTAATCGCTGAATTATCAATTAAATAGTTGATTCCTCCATTCGGGGAAAACAAATCTAAAAGCGGATAGCCCTGAAGTTATCCGCTTTTTGCTTTCTATTTACCTTTTAGTTCTGCAACTTTTTTACGCTCCAATCCACTTTGTACGTCGATAGGTATAGCAGTAGCAGTTCCCTTCAATTCATTACGTCTTTTTTCCGCCTTGGCGTTTTTAGCTGCAAGTTGAGCAGGGTTTAATCCATCTTCATTTTCGGTGTCAGGAGCATATTTTATATCAATATTAGCATTATAATTCGCTTGTCCTTTTACAGCTCTTTCAGCTACTTGTTTGTTTGCGGTAACTTGGCTGTTCGTCGTGATGCCTCCGCCAATACCGTTTCTTTTCGCTCCGCCAATGGTTCCTTTTACAGCATCCACCTTATAAACTTCCGAAGGAATCGGTTTTTCCTCCACTTTTGTTTCCGATTTAGGCGGCGTTCCTGGAATAACTCTGTCGGGTGTTCCTGGAGTCACGATGTCAGGAGTGGGGTTTACCGCAGGTTTCCCTTTAGTTCCACTCATCTGCACCTTGTACGTTTTTCCGTTGTGGGTGAAAATTTGTTTTCCCGCAGATTTTGCTTTTCCGAACGCCCGGTCAAATTCGGGGTTTCCTTTTACTCCTGGAGTCGCCAATACCGCAGGAGAGCCTTCTTTGCCTTTTATCGTTGTCGATGGCGTTCCTTTTATCACGGTGTCAGGCGTTCCTGGTGTGCTATTGGTTTCTACAGTACGGGTGCTTCTTCCACCGTTTTTATCCTTGACTACTTTTACGAGTACTTTTTTCTTTGGGTCTGGCATAATTTCTATTTTTTTATTGGTTTGTTAATTCGAACATTTCCATTTCGGACTTCTCACTTTCAAAATCTATTGGGTCTTTCCCTTTTGCTTTCTGGTCGGCAATTCGGCTCGTGTGCGTGGCGGCTTCGGCCTGTGCATCAGACTTGTCTTTTTTCAGTTTTTCAAGTTTTTCAGTAGCTCCTGCATTTATTACATATTGCAATTCAAGTTTGTTTTTAGCTTTATCCACTTCGGTAAGTCTGTCTTGCTCGCCTCTTGCGTTTTCTTTAGCTATTTCTCCTTGTGAGATAGAATTCTGTTTTTCTATATCAAACTGGTTTTGCATTTTAGCCGTTTCCTGCCTTGCTTTTTCCGATTCTTGTGCAGCACGAATGTTTTCATCCGATTGGATTTTGAATTTTTGCGCTTCTTGTTCCTGCATTACTTTAGCACGTTTTTTAACCAAAACTGTCAAGTATTGAATAGCTAAGTCAAGGATTTTTATATTGCGTATTTTATATTTATCTTCTAATCCGATATATCCTTTTTCTACCGCAATTGACATATCCTGATTCAATTCAGCTCTTTCTTCGTCGTCCATTTCCAATTCAAAGAATATGGCGAAATCGCTCAAATGTAAATCTCTCACTATGTCCAAATCGGCGACGGCGGAAGCTCCAATTTTTTGAATCAAATCCTCTCTTAAACTTGGGTAGTATTTCAAAATATCTGAAATCGCATAACTGATAGTTTCGGCAGTTTTCAATACTAAATATCCCGCCGCGTCCAAAATATGTCTGGTGGCTAAATTCGAGTTGTACGCGGCCATTTTTTGAATCCCTACCAAACTATCCCTGTCAGGAGTAGATGCGTCAGTGGCTTTGTTTAGCCCAACCATATCGGTTAATTCAACAAGTTTTATATTGCTTTCATTTCTAAGCGCCGTAAGTTTATTGATACTGTCTCCGGTTTGTATTTCCTGAAATGGTTTTTGGGCGTTGTTGTATTCTCCTCCTAATTGTGAGGAACGGTACATGTAACTACCTTTCATTAAGTACATATTCAATGACTGCTGTACAGTTTGTGTTTTTCCTTCTCCCATATCAATATCGGCCAAAGCATCAATATCGATAGCAATACCATCTGGCGTAATTCCCTGTACAATTTGTTGGGCTTTTAAATCCAACACATTCAAATCGTCCTCGGTAGCCATCATTCGTGAAACTAAACTCAAAATAGCGCCGTCGTGCATATTCGGGGCAATCATTCGGTATTGTTCGCAAACTTTTTTGTTGTTCGATTTTGGACGGGTCATAGATTTTGCTAGTTCCCATTTCAACAATATATTGGTTCCCAAAACCATACATCCTTCAAATAACACTTCTTCTACAATAGATGTTCTTTTGTAATCATCATCTTTTCTTATAGGTCTTGAAGTGTCAAAAAACTCGTTTGCGTCATTAATTGTAGTTTCTCCGTTTGCTTTTTTCTTTATCTTTTTTGCTCTCTCGCGGAAAGTTTTATAGGTAAAGTAGAGTAGGTTGGTCGTGCCTTTTATTGCGTCTGTTTTAGGCAATCCGTGATGATTAGCCCAATTACTTGCCGACATTTCAATCTCTTTTTTTACTTCGGCATTTTGGGTATTTAATAATTCAGGATGTTCCACGAAAATGTCGGAAAGCAAAACTTGTGCGACGTGTCCTTTGTAAAAACAATCGTTAAAATAAGGGTCTTTTGTAGGTGAGTAAACCATATCGGCAAAATCAATAGGCTCGGTTATAATCCCTTTGGCGGGATTCAAGCGGGTGCGGGTTGAGGCGGCCCCGTCAACCACTAATCCTCTTACATTTTTCTTGTTGATTACCAAGTTATACTCGTTTTCCTCCATTACCGTAGCAATAGCAATCTGGTTCGACAAGCAATTGGAAGGCTTCCATTCCATCTGCATGTGAATATCCATTTCCTCTTTGGTTTGCGGAATTTCATCCTCCGGCATAGCGCCAACGTCGATACCGGTTTCGGCAAGTGCTTTTTTCGTAAACGGCAAAGAGTTTCTTTCGTCTTCGATTCTTTTGCGATACGCCCTTTTTTCTTCATCTGAACCAGGGTCGATAGCTTTTGCCTTGATGGAGTAGGGGCGGTTCACCATTCCATTAACCACCAAATCCACGATTTTTGGCATTCTCGATAATGGCTTTTTGCTCAAATTCAGTAAGGAAACATCGCCATTTGTTCCCAATTTTGGATAGTATTTTGTCATATCTACCAATCCGTTGGCGTAAATCCTTCTTTCGTAAAATTCCGCCCTACTAGTATAGAATCTACAATTTCCCACATTACCTTTATAAAACCATTCGGAATATATCATATCTCCAACGGCTTTTCCATAAGCACGGCTTTCTTTTGTAGTGAAACTATCTAATTGACTCGGCGGGGCGATAGTCGCTGATATTTTAAATCCTTTATCGTCTTCCATAACTTATGAGTATGTTTGAAATTTTATTTGTACTGGTTTTTTTGGCCCCGTTGGAGCTAAATATGGTTTTCTATTTATGGCCATTATCGCATATCCCGAAGCAATCGTAGCATCAAATTCTGTTCTTTTAGCTACGTTGAATCTCGCCCAATCCCGAAGCGTTCTGTCAAACGGCATACTTCCCATTTCTCCCTCAACTCTTACGGGGTGCAAGTTTTGTCCTTGGGTATAGTTTCCAACGAATTTGTCGATGTAGGTTTCTATTCCCGTCCAGTGTTGCGTGATGATGTCCACTCCTGAACTCGGTACACCTCCCAAATCTTTTTCAGTTTGCGATAGCTTGTTCATTGGCTTGTCAAAACGATGTATCGAATATCCTCTGTAACCACGGTTTCTAAAGTGTAATAAGAATCGAGTTTTGTTGTTTTCAATCAAGCAAGGCATTCCGTAGAAAACCGCCGCCATCAAGCAATCCTCAAAGAATATTTCGGCTGTTTGCGGCCTTGTGATATATTCTACAATGAATGAATTACTTGGAGCATCTTTCATTGTAGTACGAGTAAGTCCTATAAATGCTCCTTTCGAACCTTCGCTGTGTTCAGATCCGTTTTCTGTTTCTTGTAGCTGACTTCCTTGTGTAGAATCTTGGTCGTAGGTATCGACTCCAAATGCTCCTAAATCATCATTTCCAGGATGCTTTGAAACGTGGCCGAACTCATTACGTTTGGTTTCCCATTTGTTCTGCATTTCAGCAGGTGGAATCCACGCTACTAAAAATCTCCCTTTTTCAGTTGGAGTCCAAATAACTCTTGAATCAGGAATATTGTCTTCCCAAGAGAAGTTTCCTCTCGTGAGTGTTTTTCTAATATCGTAGGTTTCGTTGTAGTCTAATTGGTCGTTGATTTTCTGTTGGTCAAATATGGTGGAAACTGACTCGTCACGAAAAGCATCTGCCTTGGTAATCGGGTCCAAACGTCTTGCGTTCCAATAATTCTTTTCTCCTAATAATCGGGCCGACTTGAATTCATTTTCTAAATACTGTAAGGAACCGTATAGTTTTAATTCTCCTTGTGCATTTACAAAACTTTTTCCTTTTTCTACTACGGCGTGACAAACCCCATATTTATCAGTGTAATCCTCTGCGTTATGATGTGCGGGTAGGAAATAGGCATACAATCCCGTAGTAGTTCGTCCATTGTCGTTGCGTTTTGATACATTGGAACCAACGTCCATTAACTTGAAATCGCTTCCTCCTTTTGCTAATGGATTTAATGTGGACCCAATAAATGATTTTCCAACTACGCGGCCCCCTTGAATCATTGTAGGCTTTATATTCATCCAATGCGCTAAATAACTTAAATGCTCCCATTTTGAAGCCTCGTCACCCATATACATATTCAGCTTTACGGAGTCATACGAAAGTATCGCCGTAGCCCTATAATCGACTGTGGTATTTAAGTAATCCGACGTCGATGTGTCTTTTGTTTTCTTGGCAGCCCTTGAATTGTCCGAAGGCTTCCCGAATACCATTTTCTTTACGTCGTCAATTTTTCCTTTCACGACGGGCTGAAAAAAGAATGGTAAATTCTGGATTACATAGGAATATTTCTGGAAAGCAACCATAGCATCTGCATCGGACTTTGAAGTGATTCCTATCTTTTGATTTTTGGTCGTTGTCGATAATTCTACAATATGGTCCAATGCCATTTCAGTAAAACCGGTACGACGCCCTTTGGTGAAAAACATTCCAATACTCCTTTTGTCAATAAGGCAAGCCTTGGCGAAATAATACATATTAGCCTGTGCCATACGAAAGTCTTTATAACCTCCTGTGTCTGCCATTTGATTCCATTGCAGCCCCATATAATGTTCGGGAGTAATGTAAACTGCCTGACCGTTATTCATAAACCAAACGCCTTCTCTACGTCGTTTGAACTCTTTCAGAATATATTCCGCAAAGGCTTCTTCGGTATCGGGAGTTAAGCCTTTCGGCATTTCTTGTCTTCTCCAAAATTGTTCCGCCGGTGCGTATTTTTCAAAAAGTATCTCGGACCGTTTTGGCTTTTTTG